TACCGCCGTTTGCAAAATGAGCAACTCCCATTGCACTCATTAAATTCTTGGTATCTGAGGCATTAAGAATTTCATCCCCTGGTAAAAGCATTGTGGTAGTATTTCGACCTTGGAAAATACCAAATTCTCCAGTTGTAGGACGGTAAAGAGCTTCCTTATTGCCAGTTTCTGGTGAATCATTGCCATCATTAACCATTGCTAATGTTGGTTCAGTAATCGCACGTCTTTGAGAGCCAAAGTATCCAGTACCAGTTGCAAAATGAGATAACTTTTTAACAGTAGAGTGACCACCACCAAAGAAATAAATGACATCATTAACAGCACCAATACCACCATTAACAATATCGATCAAACCATTCATGGCATTTTTGCCGAGCTTTTGCATTGACTTCCACATATCAGAAAAAATATTCTGAATACCTTTACCTAAATTGGACCAGCCATTTTGCCATTTTCTATTAAAGCCATCAAACCAGGAATGCATATTACTTCCCCACTTTGAAGCATTTGACTTCATATCTGACCATTTTTTAGCTGTATCACGCTTAATTGAATCCCATTTATCAGCAAAATTATGGGCTATTTTATGTAGTTGATCTCCAGTAGTCTGTTTTAAAGCATCTAGCATATTGCCATGATTCTTCTTTAAGTTTTTTTGGAAATCATTAGAAATATCAGTTACATAGCTATGATGTTTAAGCCATTCTTTGCCTGATTCTTTTGCATATCCTTTGGTTTCTTCAAGTAATTTCATAGTACCATCAGCACTGCTTTTCTTCGCTTTATTCCAGAAAGTACCTACTGACTTATTTAAAGTTTTCCAATGAGAATCCCATGTCTTTTTTGCATTCTTAGACCAGGATTTAAAGCTTTTTTGTAAAGACTTAGTCCCTTTATCATAATTTTTCTTAGTGTTCTTAGACCATTGGGAAACAGCTTTTTGAGTATTCTTCCAATGATTATTCCAAGATCTACTAAAATCTCTAGTCCATTTCTTAGTTTGCTTAGAAATATCCTTATAAGCAGTTTGAAATAGTTTTCCCTTTTGAAATGCCTTTACATATCTATTTTTAGGAATAGATTTGAAGAAATCACCTAGGTTTGAATTAAATTTCTTAAAGAAGTTGTGACCATTTTTCAGAAAAGTATCGTAACCCTTCTTAATATTAGGTCCCAGTTTCTTTACAAAATTCTGTGAGTTTTTAACTGTTTTATCTAGATTTTTCTTAGAATCCTTACCAAATTTCTCAAAACCTTTACCAACTTTTTTCCAATAATCATTCCAAGCTTTTTGCTGTTTCTTTTGGTTTTGTTCTCTAAGCTTATCAATTTTTTGCCATTCTTTTTGAGATTTTTGGTTAGACTTTTTAATGCCTTTCCACCAAGAATCAATGCCCTTGCTCATCTTGCCAAAAGCATCCTTTGTGGACCAGCCTAAGTTTTCCATTGACCAGAAATTCTTAGGTGGCTTCTTAGACTTCCAGCCATTTAGAAATTCTTTGGTTGCTTTACCACCCCAGCCACCAGCTATCTTACCAATCTGAGAACCGATCGCTGCACCAGCAGGACCACCAAAGAAAAGACCAATACCGCCACCAATTGCAGAACCTATTCCTTTTCCTGCATCTTGGTACTGTTTCATTGATCCTTTCTTATCTTTGAATGCTGATAGGATAGATGAACCAGCATCTAAAGCAACGCCCACACCTGCTGCACCAGTAGCAACTTTACCAGCTGTTGTTAAGTTGCTAAATCCACCAGCAGATTTTAAAGATTGAAATGCACCTCCAAAAGATTTACCAGATAGTGCGTTTTTAGCGCCCGAGCCTATCTTGGCGAAAACATCTTTGAACGAGGACCACATTTTTGAAGCTGTGGATTTTGCAACACTTGCAATCGTTTTAAACCCAGAGCTAATTTTAGAAAATGCTGTTTTAACGCCCGAGCCTATCTTGGCAAGTGCCCCTTCTGGCCCTTTGAGATCTTTAACAGAATCAAGTCCTTTAAAACCATCATGAAGTGCTTTAACGCCTTTATAGGCTTTGACACTACCACTTGCAATTGAAAACAATCCACTTGCAACTGGTTTTAAAGTCTTAATGGCTGCAATAGCAATAATTGCCTTAGAAATCCATTGAATCGCTTTTTTATTTTTAGCTAAATTATCTAATACCACTCTTAATTGTTTCAGAGGGTCTTTTGACTTTAAAGCATTCTTACTAGTTAAACCAAAGGCTTCAGCAATATCAACAATTATTTTAGAAAGAGTCTTCCAAGTATCTATTGCAATATCTTTGGTAATGGACATAAGATCAGACCCAATACCTACAATATCGCCTTTATGCTTGGCAATGTAGCCTAATGCTTGCATTCCAAGTTTAGCAACTTTTTGAATTGCTACACCAAGCATTTCAGCACCATCTTGTACTGGCTTTGACTGCATTAAGTCAGCCAATTGTTGCATTCCTGATGTCTTCACATCAAATAATGGTTGTGCCATTTTAGCTTTTAATGAATTCCAAGAGTCCTGCATTGATTTTGCAGCACCACCTTGGGTCTTTTTAAAGTTAGCAAAGGCTTTACCACCATCTTGGCCGGCTTTTTCAACTAATTCTTCAAATTGTTTAGTCGACATTTTGCCAGAAGTGACCATCTTGCCAAATGCTTCTTCTGACATTCCAGCCACTTTAGACAAAGCCGCACCTAATCCAGGCGCTTGCTTACTCATTCTTTGCCATTGCATTGCTGAAACTTTAGAGCCACTAAGAGCCCTAGCCATTGCACTTGATAGACCAACCATTTCGCCGGAAGTCATCTTAGTCGCATCCCCAATGGTTGCAATACTTTTAGACAAAGCTAACGTATGCGATAAATTACCATTAGTTAAACGATTCATATTTAACTGTAGCTGATGAACTTCGTCCCCAGTCATTGCAGTATTAGACTTCAAGTAGCCCATTTGATCTACTAAGATCTGAGTATCATTTTTATTTTTACCTAATCCAGCCCACTGTGCTCGAACTTTACCAATTACACCATCAAGCTGCATACCTGATGTAATAGTTGACTTTAGTCCAGAAGTTAATGAACTAAACCCTGAAGAAACAGCATTACTTAAAAGATTTGCACTAAAAATCTTTTTAAACAAAGAATGAGTCTGTTTAGCTTCTCCATTAACTCCAGTAATTTTAGATTTAAAACGATCAAAAATTGATGGATTAGCTTTCTTCATTTCTGAAGATAAACCTGACATTTCAGATTTAGTCTTAGCTAAACTTGTGGCCGTCTCATCTACACGTACTTTCTGACGTCTATATGCTTCACTAGATTTACCAGCTTCAGAAGCAATCTTAGATAATTCATTAGATTGGATCTTATAAACTTGATTTAGTTTGTCGTATTCACGTGATAAGCCCGACAATTTAGCCTTATTGGCCTCTTCATGCTTACCTTCTGCTTCAAGTCTTCCAACATAAGCATTACTTGACTCAGTAATTTTTCTAAGTTCGCTTTGCGCGCTTGCTAATCCTGACTTGTAGTAATCAAGCGAGTTACGAGCCTTTTCTTGTTGCTGACTTAATTTAGCAATTTTAGTAGTAGCGTTAGCAACATTGCGTTCAGCAGTAGCAATTTCTTTTGAATATCTTTCGTACTCATTGCGACCTTTTTCTGTCGTTGTATCAACTTTAGCTTGCGCCTCTTTTAAGCTATTTAATTCAGACTTATTACGCTCCAATAAAGATTGTTGCTTCTTTAAAGTATCTCCTAGTCCTTCATACTTAGCTTTTGCAGCTCCCAGTTGATCTCCAGCTGATTTTAGTTCGGCAACTTGTGCTTTCCATGCACTAGTAGCAGAAGATACCTCACTTTTTAAAGATTTAAGCGTTTGAATTGGCTGTTCGCCATCTAATGATATTCGTGTATTAAAATCTCCAACTGGTATTTTTCCTGCCATTATTTAACCTCCTTTCTAGTTTTTCCTTGTGCTAATTGGCTTAAAGCATATTCACTAGCATCTATTGGGCGATCTTTACGGCTTTGAGCTTCCATAATTTGTGCCCAGCGATCTGTGTCAAATGCTTCTATTTCATTAGGTGAAACATGACCATTAACGATTGCATCTTGTTCGGTGTAATCAATATCTTCAACAAATTCTGACCAGAACTTATTTATCTCCCAAAGAGTTACTTTTCTTATCTGATTCAGAAGCCTCCGAATCTTCTTTAATATCTAAAATTGCAAACACAAGCTTTTTCGCAACTTTAGCAATATCATCAGTATTTAAATCTTGGTTTTCAAATTTTTGCTTTCTGGCTTTTGTATTGATACCTGCTAAATCCTCAATAAAAGCTAAATATTTTTCCGTAATTTTCAGTTCAGTCTCAGAAGTCAGAGTGACCTGATTTACTTGCGGTGAAATTGCTAAAGCAACTGATTCAACCCTCATATCCCAGTAATCCGGATCAGTTGAGCCGAACCCAGTTCCATACTTGTCTTCTAAACGCTCTAAGGTACGCTCATCTTCTGCTTTAGACTTATCAAGCTTTTGCAAAACATTCAGATCTCGTACTGCACTAGAAAAGCCTCTTTGTTTTTCTAATTGAATTTGAGAAATATCTTGATTAAGCTGACCAGCTTTTCTTTTCATTCTGAAGCTATGATCCACTTCAATAGGCTTTAAACCTAATTCTTTTGCTTCTACAGTAATTTGAGTCATTTATTTATTTTCCTTTCATATAAAAAAAGCAGGATTCGAACCTGCTTTATTTGTTCCTACCTCTCCCTCCCTGCTTTAACTACTTAGAAGGTGCTGGAGTTGGGGCTGATGTTTGTTGGAAACCATCAATGATATAAGCCAACATTGCTTCCTCATTTTTCCAAGCTGGATCACGATCAGGATCACCAACAAAGATTTGATAGAGTAAATTATCAGTTGGACGAGCTTGTGGAGTAACTGTAAATGTGTCATGCACAGTCACTGGACTAGCTGCATCAGTTTGCATGTTTACACCCGTACCTGGAGTAAAAGTACAGTATGGGAAAGCATAGTAAACTGGAAAGCCATGATTTTCAGAAACTGCAATATAAGCCCCCTTGAACAAGCGCTTATCCGCACGTTTATACCCACCATGTTCTTTATCCTTAAACAAACCTTGCATAAGAGAGGCAATATCAAAAGGCATATCATTCGCTGCAAAAGTACATGAAATATTCTCAACACCAACTTCACTTTCAGCAGTAGTGTTAGAACCATAAACTTTAGTTACTGTTGGGTTCAAACCAGTAATATTGCTTTGGGTAGTACCTCTAGCAGTTTGTAAATCAGCTTGAAAAACACCTTGTGCTTTGTATTGACCATACTTTTTGAATTCATCAAGAGTTTTCAATTTTGCATTATCATCTTCAGGAGCAATTAATGCTCTCGCAAAACCATTTAATTCCATTAATTTAACTTCCTTTCATAATTGCGTGTGAAATGGAAAGTAAGCATAGTTTCATCTGTTTCAGGATCAGTTCCTTCATCTGGTCCATAGCTTACTTGCCATTCAGGCACTAAAAAAGACACAATCGAATTCTTGATCGTGTCTAAATTAGCTGTTTTATTTTCTATACCAATAAAAACTTGAATTTCTACTTCTTGAACTTCTACAGTGGGAATATTTGAGCCATAACCGGCATAACTTCCAATAACTGGAGTAATCAGCAAATCAGTTTTAGTATTATCAATTTTCCCTGTTATTCGCTTTTTATAATAGCGATCGACTCCGGGCACTTTATTTAAAATAGCTTGATATGCGTCATTTATCGCTGTCATGGTTCATCACTTCCTTAAATGCCTTTAATTCAGCTTCCTTAACTGATTTCTTAGCTTCTTGTTGGGCTTTATCATAAAAATGCATGTTGGCATATCTTTTCTCAGACATATGGTGCTGACCATTATTTACAATCTTAGCTAAAAAATCATAGTACTTTCCTTCAAAGCCAACATCTGTATCTCCAGTATGAGTTTTATCAGCTGTATAACCAGCCTTATACGTAATGCTATCCTGCAGGTGCTTAGTCTTTCGGTGCGAATTACCATGCTTAGCATTCGCATGACCAGCAGAGCGCCCTCTTCGATAGATTTCATTGCTTCGTGGCGTGCGATCATGCAATACCTGACTAAAAGCTTCGGCACCTGCGCCGGTAATTCTTGCCTTGTCTTCAGGTGTCAATTTCATGCTCTGCTCAACGGAATCAACCCAACTATCTAAAAACTCTCCCATATCTTTAGCCATGATCTTCAACCTTCTTAACAGTCACTAAATCATAGCTTGTGGGAGAGTTCTTTTCATCTGGATTTATATGAACAACCTCATACATCTCGCCATTAACTCTAGCTCTTGAGATTTGATCCCAGAAACTATCTAACCGATGTCTTACAGCATACATTCGCTGGTCAGCTAAATTAAGCCCCTGAGCTTGAATGATCTGAGTCGTGTTCAAACTATAAGGAATTGCTAGAGTCGTCCATAAGACTGTAATTGAAGGAATTGGATTATCATTTTGGTCGTACTCAGGTTCATCAGATTCTTTTCCAAACTCAATCTTCTGATTTTGTCTGCTCGGATTCAATATCCTTACCATCGTGATCCTCCAATTCCTTGGCATAACGCCCTCTAAGCTGGCCAATTACTGCATTTGTTACAGCATCCACCGTTACTACTGCACCAGAAGTAATGCTCACTGGATTTTGAACATAAGAAGCTGCTAAAGCATTGCACACTAAGGTATACAGTGGCTTATTCTCCTCAGAAGTATAGAAATCATCTAAGTCAGTGCCAATTGCACCCTGAACATAGCTTTCAGCTGCAATTAAAGCACCAGTCATACGTTTCTTTAAACCTTCATCTAAAGAATCGTCTTCATCAAGATATCCTAATGACCTCTTAAGGCCATCAGTGATCTTAAGATAAGCGGTCATTAAGAATCACCTCTAGTTTTGAGAGGTTTGCTTATCAGTATCAGCCGTTCCTTTAGACTGATCTGCAACAGTCTTAAATGAAGCAGCTGCAAAAGCTCCATCATCAATTAATTCAACATCGAATCGGTCAATGAAACGAAGCTTAGTACTGTCGCTTTCAAATGAACCAGCGCCAGTATTAGTAGTGTCAATTTGCATTTGTTGACGGTCAAATAAAGTAATGCCTTGCTTTAAGTCTCCGAAGTATAGAGGGTGTGAACCTGATACATCTGGTAACCACTTATCAGCAATACGAACTACAGGTTTACCATCAATCATGTACTTATCTGGATTAGTTACATCTGGTTGCATTAAGTAGCGACCTTCTGCATCTTTTAATTTACTTAAAATGTTATACCCAGATTGGTTAGTGATAAAACTTGAGCTTGCTTCAATTGCTGGATCAAGAGTGTTGTTTTCTAAGTCCTTAATATCATCAAACTTAGAAATAGTTGGCTTTTTAGGAGCTTTCCCCATGACTTCGAGAATCTTAGCATTACGAGTAATAACATCTTTTCTAGCTACCCAGTTAACTAACCATTGGATGATGTTGTCTACAGTATCCTTTAATAAAGTATTAGTTACAGTAGTAATTCCAGCGTAACGGTGAATTAAGTACTTAATTACTGTTAATTCTGGGTCGTCATTATTACCAATAATGGCTGTTTCGTCATCTAAGTCTTTCAATGGTGTAATATCGTTCAACTTTTCGTAAACTCGTGAGCCATGAGAAGTAGAAACATTTTCAACATTAACTAAGCTTTCAAGAGATACAAATGAACGTGTTAAAGTTCTAATTTGTAATTGAATATCTTCTGGAATAGTTAAACCTGCATTTCCAGCACCAGTAGTTCCAGAAGTTACCAAGTTCTTAAAATCAGAAACAAATTGGTTCTTAATAGCCTTAATATCAGCTTTACCGTCTTGTTTAACTGGTAATGGTTTCTTATTAATTGGTTCAGCATTCAAATCAGCTCTAGCGTCTTCATAAGCTGCTTTAGCTAATTCTTGATTCATCTTGGCATTCTTTAAACTTTCATTTAACTTGGTAACTTCATCTACAGAGTGAGAAGATTCATCTTTACCAAGATCAACAACAATTTGTGCGCGTTTATCTTCTAAGTCTTGTACTTTTTGACCAGCCATATCAAACGCGTCTTTTAATTGATTGATATTCATTAATCTTAATTTTCCTTTCCAAATAAAATAACCAGCTTCTTTTGAAGTTGGCCATCATTCTTTTTATTTTCTTTTGGTAGAGGTTTAACGACATTCTCAGTCGATTGGTTATGAAGTAAGTTCTTAATCTTATTAATCATATCTGGTTTAACTGATAGAGAACCATCTGCATTTACTAATGCAGGCTGTTTACTATCTTGAAACATAATTTCGTCTGCAAATCCTTTATCTACTGCTTGTTTAGCATTCATCCAAGTAGTATTACACATTAATCTGTAAACTTCTTGCTTGTCTAAGCCAGTGCGTTGACTATATAGATCAACAAACGACTTATCAAGTGAATCCAAAGCATTTAACGCACTAGATAAGTCATCGCTATTACCCATTGAAATTGTAGAAGCTCTATGGATCATCATTTGAGCAGTTGGCGACATTTCAACCTTATCTGCTGCAAGGGCAATCCATGAAGCAGCAGAACAAGCTTGACCAGTAATCTTAGCTGTAATATTGCCCTGATACTCTTTAAGTGCTGTATAGATTTCGCTTCCTGCGTCCACATAACCACCAGGAGAGTTAATCTCAAGCGTTACGTCTGATCCATCTGCGTCATTCAAAGCCTGCTTAACAGTCTTAGGATTAATGCTTTCATAGCCTAAATAATCATAGACGTCAGCATAATCACTCGGAATTACTTCCCCGTTCATCTGAATTGTTACCATCGTCATCACCTCCCTCTTGTTGCTGAATTAATTGAATTGCTTGTTGTGGTTTCTTTTCTGGATCAGGCAAATCGCTAGGGAGATAGCCAGAATTTTGTAAAATAAATCGAGCCTGATTACCAGCAATTGTGCCATCTTTGGCTAAGCCTGAAATAGTACTTGCATATTGGTCTCCCATTGCGTCAATAGCAAAGCGAATATCGGCTGAAATATTAGCATGCAATTTATCATTTAACTCGCTGATAATTGCTTGTACATAACGATTTAATGATTTAGCATATTGACCACCAATTTGAGTAATAGAAGATTGCTGGTCGCCTTGACCGTTTAAATAACTGTCGGGTACACCATAAACCTTTGCAATTTGATCTCTAGTCCAATCAACTTGATTTAGAAGACTTGCAATATTGCCTTTCATTTCTAACGGTTTGTACTCTTCAAGCGCATCAATTACTACTGGACCATCTGACTCATGAATCTGTTTTGAAATTTCCTTTGATCTTGCAATTCTTGTCTTAGCGTCAAGTAAACCACCATGTTGAATACTTAATACTGCACTAGCAGTAACAGACTGCTTTAATGCTTTTAAAGTTAAGGCATTAGAAGCGTCTTTGATTTGCTGCTCATTTATTAGTGCAGAAAGTGGAGATACGCCAGTTTTACCGCCATTCTTTGACAATAACCTAATATGAATGACATCGGAAGTCGGTACATTTTCCATATACCCAATTGCTGGTTCATCAAAATTAATGTTGTAGATTAATCCTGAACCGTCTTGTAATAGCATTGGTTGAACTTGTGAGGGTCTTAAATACTCCCAAGATAAATCAACTCCATTAGCATTTTTATGCCTATATGCGTAACAATTCCCATCTAGCAATAACTGGGCAAACATTCCTTGCCAAAAGCTATAGCCATTAGTGGTTACGCTCGGATTGCTAATAATTGATTGAGATCTATCAGAATCAGCAGTATAACGAACCATTGCTAAATCTCCTGATAGTTGCATAATCAGAGAAAAAATATCAGAGTTCTTTAATGCGGTATCAGCAGAAACATATTTCTGTGCTTCTCCGCCTGTTAGAAAAGTTACCCAATCAGGATCATTTAAAGAAAACCCCTGAGAGTGAGATCTATTTAGTTTAAGCAGAGGCATTAATTACCACCTCCTTTCTCACCGCCAGATGCGATAAGTTCTACTAAATAACCAGAAATTAAAAGGGCTACACCGCCAACGATGTAACCCAATGGTTCATTAATTTTGAAAGCACCAAAAGTAATTGCTATAAGTCCTGCAAAATAGAAAATCACATCAATGTATTTCCATAGCTGTTCTTTTAACTTAGTTATCAGTGGTCTCACCTCCTAGTAGTCCTGACTTAGGATTCTTAAACCAATCAAGGACTTGTTGTTCTGTCATTCTATCAATTTCAGTGTCTTTATTATTTAAATCAGCATTTTCATCGAAGTAGTACATTCCTTGAAATAGTGCATCAATTAAAGCATCGACAACATCAATCTTTAAAGTGGCTTTATCCTTGTCAATTTGAATACCAATTTTATCAGCCTTAACTATCGCATTAAGTAAAGCCTTTTGCATGATTGGATCATTAGGAATAGATACTTTATGAGTAACAAAAAGTTCCTGTAAAAACTTAGTAGGATTTGCAAGAGCTGACGTTCTTTGCTGAATGTCCATAATGTACCAGTCGGTATTTACATTAAGAGATTCTGTTATGTTCTTGACTTGATATGATCCAAAGCGGTCATAGCCAAAGAATTTAACTTTCAATTGGTGTTCTTCAACATAGCTTAGCAACCATCTATAAATCTGTTCTGGATTAATAATGCCTTGTTGATGTGCTGTAATCGTGCAATATTCAGGATAATTACGGTAGGCAAGTCCATCTTGCTTTTCTTTAGCTTCAATTGATCCTGCATGTTGCCAAGGGATAAAACTATGCTGTTCTAAATGGAATTTTCTATCTCCATAAGGATAAACAAAACCTAGTGCTGTGTTATCTGAAAACATAGAGTAGTCAAAGCCGATAAATACTTCTCGACCATCAATCTTAAAATCATTATCTACAGCGTCCTCAACGTCTCTTAAATTTAAATAGCTATCAGTTGATTGTTTTAGCCATAAATTGAGGTTTTTAGTTTGAAAGTCTGAAATATTACCAGTTAGCAAATCGCTATCACGCTTGTCTTTTAAGCCTTTCATCAAGCCGTCGTGTTGATCCGGTAAATCTAAGAGGGGATTGGACTTAACCCATGTTTCAGGCTTGTAAGTTTCATCTAAGCTATCTTGTGACCAAATTAATCCTAGATAGCTATCTGCATCCCTTTTCCAATCCTGCTCCATTGCTTGAATAACCATTTTTTGATCTTGATGGAATGGAACTGTGGGATCAGGATAAGAAGTAGAAATTTGGATAAATTGATGATTTGGAACTTTAACCTGGCCAGAAATGATCTTGCTCACAGTTTCCCGTGATTTAACTTCTCCGATTTCATCAAATATAGCTGTTCTAAAGTGATAAGAGTCATATTGTCCAGCTTCAAGACTAATGGCACGTAAAACATTATTATTTTTCTTCATAATAATTTGGTCTGACTGAATATAAAGATTTACTTCACTTGCGTAGCTTTTAAAAGGTTCACTTTGAATAATTTTTCTCATCATTGAAGCGACATAGCCAAATAACTTCATAGTTTGTTTGAAGTTAATAGAAGCCACTAAATAATCTTGATTTGATAACCCAATGCTTTCAATTAGAAATGAGTAGCAAACTAAGATAGCCATTTGATACGTCTTACCTTGACCACGCGATACAGAGTCTATTACACGAGTAAATCGTTTGTTGCTATCCTCATCACGCCAGCCAAACATAAGAGCAAAAGTGAACTCTTGCCATTCCATTAACTTAGTTGGCTCTCCAGTATCAACATTAGGACAAATTTTAGCGAAAGTTAGAAGTCTATTAGCTTCTTCTACATCATAGTGATAAGGAAAATCTGGTTGTCCTTGTCTTTTGAGATCCATTAAATGCCGAAAGCATGCAAGTTTTATCCTATATCCAGCTATTTTTGTGCCATTTAAAACAGAAAAAGCGTATAAAGTTGCGGGATCAGTATATTTTGATTTAATATCTGACCAATCAATGCTTTTAAAAGCACCGATTACGTCATGAGTTTGTGTTAGATCAATTTTCATGATTTAAAGAACTCCTTCATTGATTCAGCAACTGATTTCTTTTCTGTGTCTGGCCCTGAAAGTTCCATAGGCTTATTTCTAGCTTGTGGACTTAGGCCCAGTTGTTTACCAATTGTATTAAGTCTTCCTAAAGAATCAGACATCATATTGTAAGCAGGATTTTTCTTGAAACCCTGAAAATCACGACTGACCACTGAACCATCTACAGGAGAGAGAGAAGTTTTATAAACCTTTTGCTGAATGCCATTTTTTTGTAAATCTTCATAAGCCTGTCTGTAAATATCATATGCAGAACAATATTGCTGAATTAAATACTCGTCTGCACGAATAATCTTATTGCTTTTATTCAAATATGCGGTCAATTTGGGCCACAAATATTTGCCGTAAGTTCCCAGCCATTTCGGCGCTTGCGTTGGAACTTTTGGTTTAGTTAAGTCAACGTTCATTAGGTTTCACCCCGCTTTCAAAAAGTTTCAAAATTTAATATTTCACGCAAGATGACGGCTATGGTGCGGCTCTTCCATTTTCGCCACTAGGCGGGGGATAAAATTGATTTAATTTTCATTTGAGTATGATCGCTCATTAAAAATTAAATCGTCTTAGATCGCAGTTATTTGTCATCTCGTGCATTCATCAATTTATTAATTATTTCAATATCCGTAATGGCTGGTACATCTTTTAAAGAATTATGTAGACCAGTACCATAATACTTCTGCTCCCAGCGTGTCTTCTTGGCATGACAGTCCCTACAACACGTTACCAAATTATCTGCATTCTTCATTCTGTTTTGATCCCATTCAATAGGAACAATGTGATCGACAATGTTTCCAGGATTTATCCGACAATATTTGCACAAGTTAAAGTCACGTTGAAGAGCGAGAGCACGAAGTGACTGCCACTCACGAGAGTGATAGAACTTATTCTGCTCTGACTTAACGGAGTTACGATAGCGAGTGACATGATTGTAATGCCAAGTAGTAGAGCGTGAAGCTTGACGCTTGCGATACTTCTCACGTTCCGCTCTATACTCTACTTCATACTTAATATGTTTGGTGCAGTAGTAATTAGGCATCATGGCAAACCCATGACATCCCTTATACTTACACCGTCTAACTCTTGGCATTTTATCATCTCCACATAATTCTTAGAGCAAAATAAAAGAGAGCTTGCTGTTTCCATAAGCAAACTCTCCAGCGATATCGTAAGCAGATAAAGCATGTAAATTGTAAATGACCTAAATAAAAATATAACAATTAAAATTGATGCTTGCGATATCTGATGACTGATAATGGAGTCGAACCATTACCAGCCTTACATATTTATATTTAAGGAGTGGTGTGAGCATTATGTATTCCGATTTAACTCACAGTACTACTATAGCTTATATTCTAGCCGTTCGACCATCACTATTATTCCGCTAAATTACCGGTATGATTCCGGTCTTTTTTATATCGATGTAAATCAATGATTGGTTCACAATTCATATACCTTTGCCAATGATCAAAACTATCAGCAAAGAATAATTGTGCTCGCCGTCTTAACGCATTGTATTGAGTGTGACCATATCTAATTGCATCGGCTACTTGCCAACTCTCCATTTGATAAATGTAGAGATCGCGCATTATTATTTTTGACATTTCAGGTAGATGGTAAATGGTGTGATGGATTGCTCTTACCTCTGCCTCAGCGTTAAGACCATGAATGATATTTACTTCTGCATGATTAGTTCCACTGGAATGACCAGGTGCTAGAGATAAGCTAGGAGAACGTAAGTCAGTAAGATTACGACCAGCCATTAGAATTAATCTTTCTAAATCATCAGTTAAGAATTCATCAACTCTATCGCACGTCTTATCGCAATCTAATTCTCTAAATAATAAACTCACATTCCCACTCCTCAAATTTACTGTTATTTTCAATACCTCATTTCTATATTTTAATACATATAACAGTTAAAAGGTATGGGTATAAGTAGACTAAAATTGCTTGTAAGTCCTGATATCATAAGAATCTTTAACTCGTTCTGTACCGTGCCCATCGATCATGTGTGAACCTAACGGTATCTGTTCCCAATGGAATTTTTTGAGATGATAAGCTTTATGGCGTCTATCACAAAGATAATCAATTGCACCAGCAGTAGTAGGTATTTTAAAAGCCTTACGTAGTGCATTTAAATCTGTATAGAACTTGCCATCAATTAAATAGTTATAGTGAGGTACAATCGGAATTCTTGCTTCTCTACGAAAAATTTCAATAACTGACGCTGCAAACTCTGTTTCAGCAGAGATTTCCCACTTATCAAATCCTCGTTCAAGAAGCTTAATACAATTAGCTCGTCTATCTTCAAACGTTCCAGAAGCCAGCTCATGAAGCTTAGTAAGCTGTGGGCTATCCATATCAAAACGATTAATTGATCCGTCCTTTTCTAATTGGTGTAAATAATCATAAAACTCAGTAGAAAGTGTCATGCAATTCCTCCTTCATAATCATCAAAACCATAGCCTATAAGTGCACCTTCGACTATCATTCGAGCATCATCTACACTGCGAGCAATGCCGTGAATAATACCATGTGATGTAAGCATGTGATGAAAACGTATCTGATCTTCTCTTGGTTTGCCAGTTGCATTCTTAACTTCAATATAGAAAGCTTTGCCATCAATCCATCTAAAACCGGACAAGTCGGGAAAGCCAGAAGGTAATCCAGTAGAAAAGAAACGCCCATCTGGTGTTCTCATCTTTCCAACGTTAGCACGGAATACTGTACAACCATGCTTAGATAATTCAATTTGTATCTTAGATTGAATACTATGCTCAGATTCAGACATTATTTTCACCTGCTTTAATATAATTAACAATAATTCGCATAGCTTCCTCATGACGTTCAATATTATCAACTGTTGAATCATTAAATTTTGTTTGTGCATCAAAAGCTTTGGAAATCGTTTTATAATACTCATCAATTTCTTTCAAAGCTTGCTTACTGAGACGTTGCGATTCTTTCTGTAAATGATTGTTATAAATACAAAGTACAATGACCATCAAAGGTCCAATTGTGTTAACGATCGTCCAAATCAATGTCAGCCTCCTGAACCATAACAATATCTTTGGCATTTACAAAAACTTCACGCTGTCTGCTTGGTTTTCGATTAATAACGTAAGAGTTAGATCCATAAGTTATTTCTCGGTCTAAATCATAGAAAGATTCATCATCATAAACATAAGCGCTAATGTCTGCAATTGTATTAACCATTTGCAGACTTACGTTGTCAGCAATCTCAGGACTATAAATAATTAACGGTTCATCTTTTTCAAAATGTCTTAAAGTAATAATTGAGTTAATTTTGTTCATAATGTTTCTCCATTAATTGAGTTTGTAAATCTATAAAATCATCTTCAAATTTCGTAAAAATAAATGCTGCTTTGAGAACAGGCATATGATGTTTTTTAGCCCACAATGAAAGATACTTTTCAAAGCCTTTATAATCATTAGTTACTAAGTAATCTGTTAGTTTTAGTAGGCCATTTTCTTCTAATTGCTTTTGCCTAACTTTAATAAGTTGATACTTAATTATCATTTCATTCATCAGTTAACCTTCTCCCACATTTCGGGCAGTAATCAATAAGAGTATGCGTATATTGACGTTCATAGCATTCACTATCTGGCTCATCTGTTTCTAAAGTAAATGATTCTTTATCGGTATAGATATACGTTGCATATTTCCAATCCATTCCATCCCATAAATCAATTTTCTTTTTAAACTTCTTGTCAATTGGTTTACCACTTATGAAATCTGCACCCATATGAGTTATAGGATTGAAAGTGCAGTAAATACATTTATTTTGGCACATAATCAAAACCACTCACTTCTACAAATTCATCGTCTAAGTAAATTTCATATCTATCTTGTAAACAGCCAAGCAAATCTGGAATTGATTCACCTATAAAAGTCTCTGACTTATCTTTTAAAGATTTACCTGTAGCAAGTTCAATAGCATAAAATTCAGCTTCAACTTCCACTATTTTGACTTCTTTATAATCAGTTGTCTTTTTACTTTTTAAAATGACATTGTCCCCAGTCTCTGGTATTTTGAATCGCTTCATAAATTTTGTCTCCTTAAATCAAATTAGCATCCTGTAATAACTTATCTCTCCATTTTTTGTCTTTATTACAAAATGCTGTATCTTCATAATCCACTTCGTAACGATTTTTAGCCAAGTCATACGCAACTAGTAATACTTCTTTAAAACCACACTTATCACAAATAAATGGTACTTCAATATTATTATTTTCAAGATAATCTAAACTTTTTAATGCTGCTACATCATTTACACTATCTCCAATATAATTTTCAGTTTTACATTTAGGACATTTCCAGTCTTTACCATTTAAAAACATTATTTTTTCTCCTTAGTAGTTAAAATTTCATAGCCATATTCAAAATGTTCAAATGCCGTTTCCTTTACAACATTTTCAATCTCTTCTTCGGTAGCATTATCATCTACTTCAATATCTTCATAAGTATCTTCTGTGGGTTGATAATAATCTGGCGAATCCCACGAAACTCTAATTTTCATAGTCTCCTCCCGCACATTGGGCAATAAATTGCTTGAATTTCAAAAGTTAAATTGTAAATTGCAGAATCCACATCAACCGATAAAGCTGAATCTTCATTGAAACCCATGTAAATTTGTATTGGAGTATCATCAAAACTTACCAGCGGTTCATTACCTTGACAGTATTTACATTTATTATCTGTTGCTAGCATTCTATATTTAGTTCTCCAATCTGTAAAAAATATAAATTAAATATCTTTTCGAATAATCATCGCAAGGTTTAACCTTATAGCCATCTATTTCTTTTGGTAAAGGCTCATTAGGCTTAATTTGATGCACCATATTAAGTAACTGTTTTTGACTTAGTTTAATTTTAGGATCATAGCCTTCTACAAAGGCAACTGCACTGCAAAGCATCATTCAATCACCAGCTTTGCGTTTACCTTTTCAAAGTGAAAGCCACGGTCAATTAAAATATCAATTACTGAAGACGGTGTATCTGCAAATAGAACGTGCTCAGTACCCGCATTTGCACCTAAGTTGGTCAATCCATATCCATCTTCTTGACTAATATGTGTAATAATCGCATATTTTTTATTTTCGACATCTTCCCAAAAACAAACTACATCACCAACTTGCCAGTCATTAGCTTGCTTTTTTCCTCGCTTATCTATTACTTTCATTGCTTATCGTCAACTGCCTCTCTAATCACGTCATCATCCCCAATAGTCAAAGCTTCCATATAATTTTTAATTTCAGCAATTTGCTTCTTTGATGGTCTTTTATGCCCATTTTCAAAATCTGATATTAGATGATCGCAACAATGTATAAGATCCCCAACATCTTTCTGAGTAAATCCTTTAGATTTTCTCCATTTAATTTCTTCTTTCATAAAGTTGCTAATTTGAAATCTGGCAGGCTTTTTCCTACAAATTGGGCATTTAGCTCCAGCTTTTTGATTAAGAAGAATATCTGGTGTTCTAAGAAAAGTATGTTTACATTTTTCAGAAAATATTTTAATGGGGTGTTTCATATCTTTATATTCACCAATTCTTTTACAATTATGAGATTCAAGAAATTTATCAACTCTATTACACCCATAATCATGATTTCTAAATTTAGAAGTACAAGGACAGTGAGAATTTTTATACATAACCTCTCCTGCAATTGGTGCCCATTCTTTTCCACATTTAGTATGATAAAAAATAACTCGTTGCGTGCTACCTTTATATTCTGATGATCTAAACTAAGATCTTCCTGATCTTCTTTAGGTAAACCCTCACGCTTTTCTTTTCTCCATGCAAACTTAAGCTCTACCATGTTCTGACCTTTCATAAAACTTATAAGTACTGTATCTTACAACATAGCCTAGATTAATTGCTCCGCCATTTTCTTGATCAAGCCAGCGTTTATTTCGTTGCAGTGCATCATAAATATCGTCAACTGTAAATTCTGGTGTCTTATATGTTTGGCCACTCATAAAATATAAGACAACTCCCACTTTGTAAGAATCATTCTTTCGATATGATGAGTTTAATGGCCTGTTAACTAGTTCCTTAGAAAGCTTATTAATATCCAAATTACTGTTTAAATTATCTTTTTTGCTGTACTCATAGTTTTTAAAATTGTATCTTCCCATTTTTTCTTCTTGCCTTTCTTAATTTCTATTTATTGTGGGATGCTAATTTTTTGGCTACCTCTTTTAAAATTTCAATGCAATCATCCCTGTTGTATGCAGCTGCAAATTCTTGCGTATCAAAGCCAACGTAGATATGATGTTCATCATCTAATAGATATCCAGCAAATGTAGGGCATCCTGGAAACGAAGTAAAAGGATCAACTCCATAAAAATAATCCTGATCTCCCACTCCAGCATGTCTCAACCAATCCTTAGGATCATCTTTCTTTAATTCGATGTATCCTGCAAAGTATGGACCTATATCCTCATACGCTAACTGTTTAACAACTATTCGACGTCCATACCATGATTTGCTATAAATGTATTTATCCATCATGCACTCTCTTCTTTCACATCTGGTAAATTCTTGATACAGTTCAGCAAATAGCCTTGCGGATATTGTTCACTGTTAACTACTGTTTTCTCAGCAATTTCTTTTAATAATCTTGGATCTTTACCATGTACTGCTTTAATTAACCTACTGTATTCATTCTCAGAAAAAATAATTGGTTCTCTGTGCCACAATTCAGCAGTATTATTTAAATGATTGATTAATATATCAATTAGATTTTTATCTCTCTCCCTCTCTTCTTTAGAGAGAGATTTAGTAAAGTTCTTTATTTTGTTAGGTGAGTATTTAGTTTGGTTAGTATTTAGTAGTCCTGGATTTTCCTGTTTAGGTTCAGCCTGTTTAGGCTTAGCCTGTATTGGTTTTTCCACTTTAGGCTTTTTCTTTCTTTTTTCGCATTTCTTTTGATAATATTCACTCCATTCTTTTTTTGGAGTTTCTGATAAAAGCCACTTGCTTCCTTTAAGCTGTCCTTTTTCATTTCTAACTCGACCTCTACATAAATAACCATTTTCTTCTAAGTGACGTAATGCAGAATTTACTCCATCTATTCCGTCCTTCTGATGCTTTGCTACTTCTCTTGCATAGAAATCCCAATCGTCAGGCTTTGACCACAAATATTCAAGCATTCCCTTATCTGCTAAATACAACCCGCTATCATTTATAGAAGTATTTCCAATAACGGTATAATTCTTGTCGTAGACCTTTTTAATCCGTACCATCTTGTTCACCGCCTGATAGTGCACATGCTATAATCAATATGGTTTTTATTTTTTAACAGTCCATCACTAATTACCGTTAGCGATGGGCTTTTTTCTAGCTCTTTTTCAAATAGCACTGTATATCTATCTTTTTGAATTGGTTGTTTTAGTTGATAAACATTAGAGTTTAAAACTAACTTATGCATCGTTTTAATACTAAGCATTTCATCCCTCCTATATGTTCGGCATGATTACGCAATAGAAGAGAATCACGAAAATTACTAATGCTGAAAAGATTCCAGTGAACATGAAGATATCACTTTCTCTTGTACTCAAATTTGTTTCGAAGAAATCATTAACCTTCTTGTTAAACCATTTTGAAATTAAAATATCTGTTTTATACATTTTTAAACTCCTAAACTAACCCAAACTGCTCATCATAGATTTGTTGTGACTTCCAATCTAGAAACTCTTCAAACCTCTTAGCCTTAACATGACATCTTCGTTGGCTCTCCATTACAATTGCATCTTTATATGGAGAAACTAAGCACTCCTCGCGTCTTCTTCGCCACGTTGAGTATGACCAGCTATACTTCTTTTCAACTTCCTTAGGCGTTAAAATATCGTCCATTTTAGACACATCTTTTATTGCACCTTTTATAGACATCTCTGCTCACCTACCTTTGCAACTCCATAAGTTCAGCAACTAACTTGCTAACTAATTCTGGAGACTGTTCTTTTTTCATTACTTTTAATGTGTAATCACGTAATGCATTGATAAATTCTTCGTCCATTTTTATTTACCTCTATTTTTCTTAAATTCAGATGTCATTTGCTCAAAGATAAATCTAGCCGGCGGTATATCATATTTAGTTAAACTTTTAATCCAACTACAACCAGTGACGAATCTAATTGCTCCATAAATTTGATCGTGCAACGTTTGATATCCAGCACCATAACCATCTTTATTTTCATGGCACCAAGCATCAATCTCTTTGCTCAACTTGATCCATTCTTTGCTATATACTGGTTTTTTGACAGTAAATTGTTTATCTCGCTTTTGAAGTTCATATACTTCATTAGCAATTCGTTTAATATCTTCTTCTGATAAATTCATATCTGGATACCTCTTTTATTACCTCCGATTGTGATTTATTTATCTTCAATTTCAGCTGCTATTTGACCGCTACCATAAACTTTAATTTTATTCGGCGGCTCTTTTTCTAAATTACCTAAAACAGTAAGTACATTTGATAAGCTTGAAATTGTACTAATATAAATTCCATAATTCTTCCTGCTACCAGTCATTGCAGCAATGTTAGCAGTATGTTCTATCGTTTTTAGTATTTCTTTATCTATGCTAATTTTCTTTTCTTCCATCCCTACTCATCTCGTTTTCTGCTATAATTTCAATAGAATTAATAAGGAGTACATAGTTAAATGAACTGGGCATTAATTAGTCAAATTGGTAGCATCATTGTTGCTGTAGTAGCCTCTGTTGTTACTTTTCTGAATAATCGAAGCAATAACAAAACTGTTAAAGAATTAGAATTGACCAAGCAAAAGTTTGCGCAAGAAAATGAAAAACTTAAGAGAAATCAAGCTATGCAAGATTTCAAAAATAATTTAATTTCTAATTTTCTAGGCGATTTAGCTTCTTGCCTTAACCAATTTGGTGACATAAACAATCTAAGACAAGCGCAAAAATCAGCTGGTCAAGTATTACCAATTTGTAATTCAGAAGAGAAAAAATTAGTTAACGATACTTTGTCAAAAATCGCTAAAGCTGGTGAATATGGGGCTGATCAAAACGATTTTGATACAGCTAATGAATCTGTTCTTGCTACCTTGAAAGCATTTAACTATGACTTAAAGAAGCAACAATAATTGTTGTAATTATGAGAATTAAGATTACTGACACTACATTCAATGTGGTGTTTTTTGTTTTTTCATAACTCATCAAAGTTACAATTATTAATCCAAATACCCACATTGCTACTACAGCTAGTTCAATCATTCTTTACTTTCCTTTTTGTCCAAAAATTCTTGATTGGGTAAAATCCCAGCATTTTTAAAGAATTCATCATACTGTTCTTTAGTCATTGGTTTCCTAACCGATGGCTTTTCTTCTCGAAAATTAATTAGTTCAGCACTAATCTGTTGATCGTACGCTTCACATAACTTTTCAATTGTAGAAATGTAGAAACTTTTTGCTTGAAAATTATGTGAAACTTTTATTTTGCTTATATTTTTTTCGATTAAGTTTAAAATCGAAATGTCATCTTTTTCTTCCATTTACTCTTCCTCATCCCTCAAAAACTTATTAATAAAGTATTGCTGACCTTTGTCGGTTACTTTTCTTTGTCTCTTAAATCATCAAGAGAAACATTCAAAGCATCAGCAATTTTGCATACATTTTTAAAACTCGGATCAACACCGTCAGGATTCGAATAATTCTTTTTATAATTGCGTAATGTGTTCTCGTTAACTCTGCTTTCCTTAGCTAAACGATATATTGACATATGTTTTTCTTTTAAGATTTTTTCAATTTTGTTCCACATATTTTGTGCCTCGCACTTATGTTCCCACAATATACTGTGTTATAATATTTTTAGTTGCCCATTGATGATCTGAAAATAAGGAGATGATTTACTCGTGAAAGACATTGTTTTTACTCTTGAATTTGATGACATTTATTCAAATGAACGTGCTAATAAGTATTTGCAAAAGGGTTGGAAGCTTCTTCATGTAGGTACTAAATTAGTAAATTCAGGTGAACCAGCTGACTACGAAACAAGCTATGTAGTCGGTGCTAATGCTGAACAATATGCTGAGTATCAAAAAGAACAAGAGAAAACTAAAAATGCTGGACAAAACGTAAAAGATTGGCTTAATAACAACTAAATCTTTTTGTCAAGCAAATAATTCAAAAGTACTTGGTTTGCACAATCAAGTGCTTTTTTTGCATCTTCATAATTAAGATCATGGCTTCTTAAAACAGCAATGATTTCTTTAGCTATTGGAATTTGTTTAAGCGTTTCAGTTGCTTCAATAGGCTTAGATGTCACTGTGTATCTTTTCATTTACTCTTCCTCCTCATCAAGATAAATGTCACTCAAACCAAGTAAGTCACATACATTAGCCAACAATTCATAATTAGATTCTTGAAGATCCTTTACTTCAAACTTTCGTTCTCCAGTCTTTACCCCTGAATCAATAATTGTTGAAACTTTGCCAAAGGTTGTACCAGGGTTATTCAAAGCAACTAATTCTTTAAGTGCATCTTTAACATTTTCGTAGTTCATCATTATTTCTCCAATTCTTACATCGCTTATAGACCTAAATCAGTCTGTGCATTCATTCGTTGAATATCTTGTTGTAGCGGATATGATGGATACCAATTACTGATGAAATTAATTGCTCTATCAAAGTCTTTCTTTGATAAATCCTCATATCTTGAAATTACAAACGAATCTTTGAAATCATGCTCTAACTGACGAAAAACTTTGCGTCTTTTATTTTTATCTTTGTAAAAATTGCTCTTCTTACCACCGCAAACTTCTACCGATTTTCTATCTCTTGCTTTTCGCAGTTTAAATCGTTGGTTTAAGTCAATTTCAGACGTATTTTTAATAAAATCAACATCTTTTTCTACGTTAGTCATTCGCTCGTCCAAATGAATGGTAGCTTCCATTGCTAGTTTCAAACGTTCTTCTGGTGTTTGCGGTAATTGATATGATCCATTCTTTCGAATAGCTGGAAGAACTTCGCTTGTTACCCAGTGCTTAAACTTCTTAGCATTTGGAAGTTTGCTACTTAAGATGAGACTGTACATCCCTGATTCGTTAATAATTTGAATATTTTGATTTCCCCCAGGGGTCATCATTTTAGTGACCCCTTTATCTTCATCATCTACATGTTGACTAATTGCATTAGCCGCCTTTGCATATCCAAGAATGGTTGCCACATCTTTCCCTACA